GCAATAAATCTTTTGACTTAATCTTCCTGTCATTTAAATCTTTCTTTTTACGTATCACATTCTGGTATCCAAAATGGGTTTTCTTTCTTACATTATCTACTATGTTTCTAGGTATATCCACGAGCTGCATACCATTTCTATCTTGTTCAGCTAGAGCCAACTTAGAGTAATAGATATTGTCATTATCTTCTATGGCTTTAATTAAGGTCTTGCGGGGGAGGGTACTTAGGACACTAACTATTTTAGATTGGTCTCCTCCTTTATCAGCAACTTCTTTTATTAAGTTAGTTATGTTAGATAGATATGATAGTTCTTTTAATAGTGGTCTAGCAGAAACATCAGATCGGTCTGTGGGAACACTCGTGTGTGCTGTGGGAACACTCTCTCTATAACCCACGATATATCTAGGGTTTATTGTGTATAGAAGTGTACTCGGTAGCCTTTTTTTAGACACTATCTTGGCACGAATTAGCCATACTGTGGCTCTGTATATAGTGCTATAAGATAGACCAGTCATACTAGATATAGTGGCTTTTCGTGGGTAACATTGGAGTGTCTTATTATTGACAAACTTTAGCAAACAAATCAACACACATAAACAATGTGCCTTATGCTTATTTGGAATGGTTCTAAACTGTGGATCATCAAAGAGATCGAACCTAACCCTTATGTGTGGATCATACTTTTGTTTCATATTTACAATGTTGTTTGTGTTCGTGTTGAAGCTGATATAATTCTCTAATAAACTCATCTCCATGAACTAGAGTTAGCTTCTGAGAGCTACGCAGACGCTTGTACCTTACCCACATGACCCCATGCTCATCTCTACGATAGAATACTAAAAAACAGGGTATCTCTAGCTTACTAGACACTATCTCTACAAACCTTGTAGCCTTATAAGTTTGACCTTTATCGAAGCAAGTTTCAAGGAGTGCCAAAGGTGAATAGCAATTTGGACATACCTCATAAAGATCGCAATCTATAGCTGCCAAGCCATCCCATTCTCTATGAAAGTCATTGAAATCTCCGTTGCTTTTGTAATAAGTCCATCTAGCCATTAATTATTTTTTTCTTCTTTTGATGGAAAACTTCATACCAAGTATGACAATGATCACATTCATACATACTTACTATTTCATGATCTGAATCTGGATAAGTATCTTCTGTATCAAAATCATTATTCCATCTTACTTCTTTATTACAATAAAAACATTTCATTCTGGTTTATATAAACTATAAGTTAGTGTTAGCTCTTCATCTTTCATAATATCTTTGGTTGTTTTCAAGTACCATTTGTTATTTACTTCTACTCTTTCACAGTTAGGATCTTCCGAGTGATTAATAAATGCACCAAGTGGTAATCTGTATAGTGTATCATCAACTGTGATGTGCGATATACCTAACTCGGTGTCTTTCTTAATCTCTCTTGTTGCAAATAGACCTAGACCATGAATGAAACTAGGTTTAATCGTGCAGAAAATAGGTAGAGGTTGGTAAGCCATTAGTCGTAATAGCTTTCCTCTAACTTAACCTTATCAATGTTATATTTATCTATGATCTTTAAAGCTAGATCATACTTACCTCTATCCTTACAATGTTTAAGTAAGAACAATACCCTTATCATCTTATTTCTTTTCATATTTTTTCCTTATCATTTCTATTTCTAAATCTTTAAGATCAATCTGTGTTTTTAATATGTCTATTTGTTTTTCTAAATCTAATTCGCCTTTAAATTTATCATCTTTAACTTGTTTGAGTTCTTTCTTTAACTCTTTTACCTTATCTTGTAGATCGCTATCGTCAAACATATAGATGTCTGTCATCTTAATACCTTTATACTTTTTATACATCCTTTAGGAAAAGCAGTAATACCACCAACAGATAGACCATCTTCATCTTCTGAATACGAAGTAAAAAGCCATAGTGTATATTTATCTTTTGCATAAATATAACCTGTGTCCTCACAGATTGCAGGTTTAAAACTTTTTATTTCACTCTCGTGTGTCCAAGATTCTTCACTTGATGTTATATCATACCAAGTTATTTTAACGTGCTTATATTTAGAGATCATAGAAGTCATTAGGTTGTACTTTTTTATTTGTTGCTTTATAAATCTTAATCATCTCTTTGGGTCTAGGTATTCTTTGACCATTACAATATCTCCACACGTTAGTCGCAGGATTAATATTCATAATGCCAAATCTTCTTGCAGCTTCACTACAACTCAAGCCTTCTTCTTTTATCCATTCTTTTAATTTCATGTTGTTTCCTTTCGCCATAACCAATAAGGTATTCTTATCCACAAATCAACTATAAAATAACTATAGACAATGTGGAAAAGATATGACATAAAACTCTTGAAAACAATGAGTGATAAAAAATATTTCGATACATTAAATAATGGTAAAGGTTTAGATCATTGGTCGCCTTCTAGTTCTAGTATGCCACTAGCTAAATTTAATCTTAACTATGGTCATCACGATGGCGAGGAAAGAAGTATGTTTCCTATGCAATACAAACCTAGATTTGGAAACCTAGTTAATAACACAGCTCAAAGAATGGAATGTGAAACTTTATTTTATAAAGACAAAACCATAACATTAACTAACAGGAACTATGACGAGGTGTTTGGCAAGGAGTTAGATGATATTAATAAGTATGATCCTGTCGATCATAAAGACGCTTACGCAAGAGAACACATGATTGAGTATGCACATAGAACCATTGATCAAACAAGAAAAGCAGTAAAAGATATTTGTGGCAAAAATAAAATTACCTCTGAACGATATGTCATGAACAAACCTAAAAAATTATTACACGACATTATAGGAAGAATAGATTACGAAACAAGTGGATCACAACTTGTTTATAATAAAGCTCTTGGAAATGAAAAAGGTTTATTTTTAGAACTTAAAACTAAACCACCTAGTATCGTAAAGAAAAAAGGTAAAGATGAATACTATTTTAAAACACAAACCCTTAATGATGATGCTGTCTTTGATGACTATTGGAAACAAGTGGCTTTCTATTGGAAGTGTACAGGTAAGAAACCTTTTTTAGTTTTAGTTAATGATAAAGAATATTTAATCTACGATGACACACACGCAGCATTGTATGATGACCATTTAGAATACCAATACAATCTAATGGTAAACAAAATTTATAACTGGGAACAAATGATTATCTATTGTAAGGGTGATCTGCAAAAGTTAGCAGACATTTCAGAGCCACCTGATCTTAATCATTACTACCATTATAAATACCTAACAGACAAACAACGTAAAATAATAAAACAACTATGGAGAATAGACGCATGAAAGATAACATGAAAATATGGGATCAATTACAACATACTGATCCTAATGCTACAAAAACAGCACCGAGTAAATGGGGTAAAAAAATTACTACCATTGATCCAATGAGCCAAATACAATCTATGACAAGTATGTTTGGTCCTGTCGGTAAAGGTTGGAAGTATGAAGTTGAATACAAGTATATTGATGGTTTAGTTTTTGCAGAAGTAAAAATTAAATGGTTTGATAAACAATGGAATGAGTATGGTCCTGTGTGTTCAGTACAAAATTTAACAAACACTAGAGGAGGTTTAGATGATGAAGCTCCAAAGAAAGCTATGACAGATGCAATGACAAAAGCATTTAGTCATCTAGGTTTAAATGCTGATGTGTTTCTTGGTAAGTTTGACAACATTAAATATGTTGAAGAAATGAAACATAAATTTAGTAAAGAAATTCCACAACAAAAGAGTGGTCCGAAACATGGTAGCCAAGCTGCTCATGTAAACAAAGACGTGCAGGAGATTAAGTCTGATATTCAAGGATGTAAAAACATTTATGAATACAGAAGGGTCAAGAAAGAAGTTGATCCTTATCTTGAAACTGCACTTAAAAACAAAAGTCCCAAATTGTACGCAGAGATAAGTGATCTGTTAGAGACAAGAGGGGATGAACTAAATAGGAGAACATAATGAGTAATATATACATAAAACTTGTTGCGAACCATCCTGTATTAAAGCAAACCATTATGGATGTAATGAAGATGAAAAGAGAACAAGGAGATAATACTCCTCTTTTTGTTGCACCCAAAAATGAAGAAAGACCTGACAAAAACTGGACTATTGGTGTTAATATCCCTCAAGAAGCCAATGGTTGGTATAGTCAAGCTGCTTTCGGTGCTGAAACAGATGATGGACAAGCCACAGGTGGTGTAAATGTTTCATTAAAACCTAACGATGCAAGTAAATCATCAGCAGGTGGCGGTGGACAACCAGCAATGGGTGGGTATAAAAAACCC